AGAATATTGCCCACCAACTCTATTAAAAAATCTTAAATTAATAATATTATATATTCCTTGTAAAGTTACAATATCTTTAATAAGATCACCAATGAATATAGTTTTACCAAGTTCCATTTTTGTTGCATCAAAATATGCTGTTATTTTTTGAATAACATTTGTTACTAATTCGGATTGATTATATCCTGGATCTACTGTTAAATCTGCTTCAATAGCTAAATCAATAACCTCTGCTGATTTAACAACAACATAATCATTCATCATTCTGTAATTTGAAAGATAATTAGCTATATTCTGCATCAATGTTGTTGATACGGATGAAATTAATTTTCCATTAGGATCATATGATAATACCATAACCATAACTTTATTTTCAAGTTCCATTATATTAACTTTAGCAGGTGCTCCGAATATACCAGGCATTTTTTGTAATATAGCAAGATAATCTTTTATTGTTACAGCTCTGTTCTGAGATGCAAAATTATATGCAACATAATTCCTAACTTCTTCTAAAGATGGTTGATCAGCACCACCTATTGCTGCGGTTATGTTATTAACTTTTAATGTACTTTTTACATTTTGATTAATTTGAGGAACAGGACCATTTATATCTAATTTAAATGTTGTACCTATACTTGATATTGTATTTGGACCAAGATTAGTTGAACTTCCTCCACCAATTCTATATTGGATATACAATGTTGAATTTGATTGTAATGTTTCACCTAATGAAAGATTATTCATATACTGATTCAAATCCAGAGTTATACTCTGATTAACAAAATTCTCTAATGTTTGTTCTGATGTTGATGTTCCACCACCAAAAGTCATAAAAAAGAACCCTTCTGGTGTATATTCAGTTATAAATTTTTTACTTGTTGTTATATACTTTCCTACTTTTATTCCAGGTTTATCTGATGGCTTAGTTGAATCAGAAATAAATATTTTATCTTCTATAAGTGTATCTACTTCATAATATTTTAAAGATGCATCAAGAAATTCCTGATCAGTAGGTAATGTTGTAAAATTTGTTCCTTGTTTAACAATAACAGATGTTATACCTAATACATTTTTTTCAGGTAAGAATAATTGAAGAAATGGTTTAACATCAGATGGACTTATAACTTTTTTAAATATTCTAGTTACACCATTAACAACAACTTCTCTTTTTGTTATTGTATAATTTAATAATTTACCATTAGAATCAAAATTAGGTATTTTAATCTGATTTGGAAATCCTTGTGCGTTATATGGTGATGCAAAATTAATATCATAAGGGGTTTCAAAAATCTGACCTGCTCCATTAATCTGAGATCCTTGTTTAATTATACCACAATACCTAACATCCTCTTTATCGCCAAATACAGGTACAGTTATACTGAAATCACATATAGCAATAGATGGTCTGTTACCAGGGATTTTCAAACCATATGTTCGTGCAATATTATATAATGAACTTCTTTGTTGTGCAAAATGAAGTACTGTTTCTTGTATACTTCTATCTATATGGAAATGTAAGTTATCAGTTACCCCTGCATTTAAATCCAAAAATACAGAATATATGGATCCATCATTAGTACTTTGAATGACATCTGGATAAAATTCTTTAGTTATTCTTAATAATTCATTTCTGATTCCTAAGAAATCTCTTTCACTATATGCTATTTTTTTTGTTGCCATTTTAAATGTTTATTATTACAAAATCTCTTGTTTCAAATGAATTATTTGTTATGCTATAATCTATTTTAATTTTAGCTGTATATTCTGAAGTATTTCTACCAGGTAATCTATATAACCTGTCATCACTATTTTCTGGTATAGCTAAATTAATTTCATCTTCCTGAGTTAATGCAGTTACGGTTAATTTATTTATTCTTATATTTGGTAGATATATACCTATCTGTTCTCTTATTTCAGCGTCTATCCGATTATATGTATTATCATCCATCTGTTCAAATATAAATTCATATAACCTAGTTCCGAAATCAGGTAAGAAAAATCTTGAACCCTTTCTAGTTAATAATAGATGAATTAACTCAGATCTTACCTCAGCTTCAACTGTTGATGTTAATTCAACATAATCACCAACTCTTGAATCCTGAAAAGGATATGCTATACCTATCTTATTTGCACCATTTGCCATTACCTTATAATTATAACATAAAGAAGAATTAAGTAAAAAATTTGAAGATTACATCAAAAAATCTTTAAAACGTGAATTATCAAATCCTATTCAAAAAGGTAAATATCTTATATGGAAATATCAACGTAGATGGTGTATGAGTTTAGATGATGCAACTGGAACACTTATATATAAAGAAGATTTTTTTGATAAAATCATGGGACACTATGGTTTAACTGTTCGTGATACCGTATTTATATACGAATTTATTGAAAAAATGATATGGGATGAAATGAAAATATCTGTTAAAAACATACGTACATCACCATCTAGGTTTCCACCAGGAATGTTTGTTGAATTATAGTTTTATTTGTATTTGCTACTGCTTTACATAAATTTATAAAATATTCTTCAGTAAAAGTATACTTCATATTATTTATATCTTTATGCACCCATTGCACATTATTTTTAGTATATCCTTTCATATTATCAATTCTATCTAACGAACAAGTTTGATCACATTTTGTTCTCCAACTATTAGTAAAATGAATATCTATATTTGACAAAGCGCATTTTTTATTTTGTTTCTCATATAAATCCCAAATATATTCTATAGTTAGATCAAAATCAACATTAATTTTTTTAGCTCTTATTTCAACCCTCTTAAAATAACCTAAAGCCATATTATTAAATTTATCTGTTTTTGAACAACTTTTACAACTATTAGTCCTATTACGCAATAATGCATTAGCGGATCTCCATGTTTCTTTACCACAATAACATCTTACTCTCCAAAATGAACTTCTATTAACATTACCATATATTATTGATCCACTTTTAATTGTTTCAGAAATTACTGTCCATTGACCGAATTTTTTACCTATTTCTGGAAAATTTTTATAATTTTTCATGTTGTATTTGTTTATATATAAATATGTAACAAATGCAACAAATTGATTTTATCCGCAACGAGAACTGCCACAATCAAGGCATGCACTACAACCATTCTCAAATTTAAGATTACTACTACCACAATCACCACATTTAGATCTACTTATTAATTGTTCTTCTGGTATATACATTTTTAATATTCTAGCTATAGCTTTATCAAAATTAACCAAACTACCTGATGTTTTATTAAGTTGTTCAACAATAAATTGAATATTAGCACCATGTCTTAAACTTATACTAAGTAATCTAGTTATTGCTTCTTCTTCTGAAGACATCTCTTTTATTATGTCTTTTATTATAATATCAGATTTATCTTCATTAACCACTCTGTATTTCTTTTTAGATACCTTTTCAAGATGTCCTTTACCCTTTAAGGCTTCACCTTCTGATATTGCAAACACTTCATATGGTAAACCATCAAATAATCCAACTATAACATTATAATTAATTCCTTTAACCTTAGTTGTATGTATATCACATGGTAAATCTTTTGGTCTTTTAGGTGCATTATTATATACAAATTCTGTCGCAGATTTTATTTCTTTTTGCGACACTAAAACCCCATCTCTACATTTATCTCGATAAATCGTGATCCCCTTCAATCCTTTCTTCCATGATTCAAAATATATTTTAGATACAGTATCTATACTAACATCTTCTGGTAAATTAATAGTTGAACTAATACTATGAGTTGTATATTTTTGTATAATACTTTGCATTTCTATTCTCTTCATCCAATCAATATCATTAGCTGTGGATTTATACCATGGAGATAATTCAAATAATCCTTGTAATGTTTTTTTATCTAATGTTTCTAAAAATTGTTTTGTATTACCACTATTCTTTGATGTACACCATTCTACGAATTTTGGATGAAGTACTGGATATTCTTGCCATTTATCTCCCATTTTATCTGTAAAGTCAACCCTTGTATTTGTATCAGCAGGATTAATTTTTTTTCTTCTTGTATAATATGGTTGAAATAATGGTTCTATACCACTTGATGTTTGAGCTAGTATAGAAAGACTTCCTGTTGGTGCAACAGTACTCCAACTAATATTACGTAGTCCTTTATTTAAAATAATACTTTCCATTGCTGGATTATTTTCTCTGATAAAATTAAAAAATGATCCAGATTTTTTAAAATCTTCTTGTATTGTTTTGTAATCGAAAGCAGGGTACATTCCTTTTCTTGAAGCCATATCACATGATGCATCTAATTCAGCAGATAATTTAATATCCATTACTTTATTAATTATATCTAATGCTTGTGATGAATCATATTTATATCCAAGAGCAGCTATTGCATCACCGAGTCCAGTTATACCAAGTCCAGTTCTTCTACCATTTTTTCCTATTTTATATACCTGTTCCCAAAGATTAAGTTCATTTTTATCATATATATCATCTAACTTAATTTTATTAATTATTTGTTCTACTTTCTCTAATTCAAGATCAACTAATCCATCACTAAGTTCCATAGCTCTATAACATATGTGATACCATTTATTTAAATTAAATGTACTATTTTCTTCAAATGGATTATCAATAAAATTAAACATATTAATACACATCAAACGACAACTATCATATTCACCCATCATAATTTCTGAACAGGGATTAGTTGTGACGTTTTCAAAATCTTTAATGATATGACTTGGAGAATAATTATCTTGTTTATCTTTAAATATTAATCCTGGTTCAGCACTATTATGTGCTGCTTTAATAATTTTATTCCAAATATCTTTAGCTTTTATTCTTTTAAAATAAATGTCACCTGGATTACTATAATTACCTTTTAATATTTGAAGTTTATTGCATGGTATATCTCTTTCAAAATCAAAAACTTCTTTATCAAATTCACCACCATTAATTCTTAAATCATTAACATAATCTTCTGCTTCATTACTATCACATGGAAATCTTAAAATATATTCTTCATCATTTTCCGCAGCTTTCATAAAATCATCATGAAGTAATATACTGATATTAGCACCAGTAACTTTTGTTAAATCTTGTTTAATTTGAATGAACTCTTCAATATCTGGATGTCTAACATCTAAAGTAATCATGAGTGCTCCTCTTCTTCCATTTTGAGCTGCTTCACGAGTTGTATTAGAATATCTTTCCATAAAAGATACCGCACCTGTTGATGATCCAGCTGCATTATTAACAATTGTACCTCTTGGTCTTAATGTTGATATATCTATTCCTGCACCGCCCCTTCTTTTATATATAGATGCTAATTCAAGATCTTTTAATATAATTGATGAATATTGATCTTTGGGTTGTCCAACAACAAAACAGTTTGATAAACTTATTGTTTGTTCATTATTACCGCATCCATACATTACAGATCCTTGTGGAATAATATATTTAAAATCTTTAAATAATTCATAGATTTCACTTTCAGATAATGTACTTACTCTTGCAAATTCTTTTGCCATACGATGATGCATATCATCAGGGTTAGATTCCAAGTAATCGCCATTTTTTGATTTTAAACAATACTTTGATATAAAAACATTTGTTGCTAATTCATCTCCTTTAAAATATTCTAATGATGTATTATAAACTTCATCATATGTGTATGTTTTAATTTGTTCTTCTATTTCCATATTATTTGTTGTCCATTAATTGTTTTACTCTTTTATTTCTTTCTTCTTCTTCTGCTTCTTCTGCATCTTTTTCGTAACCTAATAATGTGGTACTTTGATCAGTTGATATTTCCATTGTATCATTATTAAAAATACAATTTTCAAATACAACCCCATCTTTTCCTATACGACTTTTTACTAAAGCCATAGTTGCAAGTCCAAGTTCTTTTTGTTGTAATGATTTAGCTATTGTTATAATAACATGTCCAACCTGCGCTTTCTTTATTGATCCGCCCATTTGATCACTTGTTACAACATCAGATGACATACTATCTCTATTTCCTTGCACACCAACCCATCCAGCAAAATCAAGTTCTGATGACATTGCTTCAAATTGTCTGATGATAGATCCTTCATTCTTCCATTCGCTAGCACTACTATTTGCTACAGGTAAAACACAATCAATATAATCTAATACTACAATATCTGGTTTGAATCCTTCACTTATCATTTTTCTTATTTGATTTTTAATCTGAATAATATTCAATGAATCTGAAGGTAATTTTTTTATTATTAATTTACCACCTCTGTTTTTATATTCTTCAACTTTAGCTAAAACTAATTCTCTGTTATCAGATAATTTATTCTGTGAAATTTTTGACCATATTGTATAATGTTTTCTTTGTATAACTTTTGGGTTATCTTCAAAAATAATTTGCAATACATTTAATCCGACATTATATGCATAATTTGCTAATTTAGTTAACATCGTTGTATTATGTGTTAATACAAAATCATCAGTTACATACAATTCATCAGCATTAGATACTTTTATGCATTGAGCTTCTTCGACATGAGAATATTCAACTGATTTAACAAATTTCTGATTTTTATAATGAGTTCTGGATTTAAATCTTTCTAATTTTCTTGTTAATTTAAAAGGAATAATTCCATTATCAGGAAAACTCATTCTTACAATATAACAACATTGTCCTTCTTTTAATATTCCTTTATATTTATATTTTGGAGTTTTATTTAACATTCTCACTGTTCCACCTAAAGATAAAACTAATTCTCTAACATCATCAGTTAATTGTTTAGATACACTAGTAAAATCCATTATACCTTTTTTACTTATATAACCATCACTATCCATTAACCCCTGTAATAATTGCATTCTATTATCAATAGAATTATATATATAATTTTTAGGTATAAATTTATTATTTGATAATGTACCAAATAATCCTAATTCTTTTATTAAAACTTTATATTTTTTAAGTGATACTATATTAATATTTCTTTTAACTTTTGTTATTGTATTATCATTGTTATAATGATCAAATTCTCTACTATTAGACGTATTTGTTATTTCACAATCGCATAATTTATCAATATTATTGATTATTTCATTATCTTTTGTCACAAATTGTATCATGTTATTACTAAAACATCCATCGCCAAGTAATATACCTAACACATATGGATTAATAGGTAATTCAATATTGTTAAATTCAGATGGTAGCATTGTTGGAAGTCTGTAATTATATATTCCTCTTTTTTTAATATCAATTAAATCTTTTGTTAAAATATTTTTGTAGCCAAAATTAGATTTTCTAATTGATTTTCCTTTTAATCTAGTTTTTGCAGTTCTCATATTAAGTGTATTAACTGACCATATATGTTCAGCATCACATAACACTTCAGTTTGATCTGTAAATTTAACTTTAAATATTTTTCTTTCCCCTTGTGGATATACACCAATAACATATTGTTTTTTTCCATCACTACCCATCACTTCATCACCTAATGTAATATCACCCATTTTCTTCCATCCATTTGGAGTTAAAATCTTAGATGACATGGGCTGGCACTTTCCGATTCCGCTTGGTGCTAATACTAATCCTAATTCTCCTTTAGCTAATCCACCATTTAAAAGATTATCAATTCCATTTATTCCAGTTGGGATAGGGTGTCTGAAATCTTTTTCCATTACATCATTTGCATTTTCAAATACTTCAATATTTGAATTATCCTGTTCACCAATTTGAGTTGCTTTACGAATATATTCTTCACATAAATCATAACTCTCAAATTCACCTTTCTCCATAATGGAGTTAACTTTTTTAATTGCTTTTTTTAATTCTTGTTGTTTACAGAATTTTAAAGATTTTTCCTGAACGAAAGCATTATCTTCCATAGGGATATTCTTAATTTCTATTAACATATCACCAATATTTTTAGTTGCCATATCTGATGATTGTTCAAGTAATGTAACTTGTTCCAATGCTTCAAATGATGGTATAGTAGAATATTTGTTATAATACTCTTTTATCATTTGCATGATAAATTTAAAATATTGATTATCAAAATATTTTGGATTTATATGTTCAACAATATTCTTCCCAAAATTTTTATCGATTAATATATTATTTAAAAGTTTTATTTGAAAGTTGTACCCTAAGTACCCGAAATTATCTTGTCCACTCATAATTTTAATTTGTTATATTGTTTATAAATATGTTAAAGTTTGGTTCCTAAATATTCTGATGTAACTTCATCTAAAGATAATGTTTCTGTCATAAAATCAATTATATTATGAAGATTTCCTCTGATATCAATATTATATCTAACTTTAGAAGGATATTGTGAAATATCGATAGCTGATTGTGATATTACACTATTTCCTAACTTTAATTCTAAAATTAAATTGTCTTGTGTTTCATAATCAAGGGTTGGCATAGCATTTATGCCATATTGTCCGTTATATATTTCAGTTATATAATTAGAACTTTTAATATATAAATTATGAATTATAATTTTTTTAACATAATTCATAGCTTCATATATTTCAACAGATCTTCTTATTTTAGGATTATAATCCTTAACTGTAAAATACCTCTGACAAACAAAATTGTCATTTAATCTTAAGGCTAGTTCAAATTTTGCTACTTCGTTTTTCATATTTTTTTTGTTTCTTTTCTTGCTAATTTTAAGTATGGTGTAAAAAATCCAGTCCATGCATTATCATTCTGTGGTAAGAAATGAAATAATCCATCTTCTGTCATCATTTTTATTAAATTTTTCCAACCTCTACCTTCTGGATCAATTTTATCATTTATTATTGTTAATATTTCGTTCTTTGCTTCTTCTGTTAATAAAGGATTTTCAAGATTAATTAATTTATCATTCATAATAAAATATTCTTCACCAAATATTCCATGCTTTGTTTTACCACTTAATAAATTCTGAATTACTTTATTATCTTTATTTTCAATTAACAATTGTTCAGCTCTTGTTTTAATATAATCAACAGAAATTTCCCGTTCAACTATTTCAGGAAAAAATTTTAATAATGTTTTTTCTCCTAATGATTGTATTCCTGTTATAACATCTGATGAATCACCACAAAGTATTTTTACTGTTTTAACATTTTTAACTGGTACTGTAATCTCATGCATTTTTATCATATCACCATCATTAAGCAATTTTGCTAACCTTGGCATGTAATAATTAACAGTAGGTGATATTAATTGTGATAAATCTTTATCACCAGACATTATTGTTTTTATTTCTTGTGGTGTACTATGACAATAATATGCAATACAATCATCACTCTCACATTCATTAAACTGTCCTTGTCTTATATAAGTTTCTTCAAGATATTGTTTAATTCTATTACGTTGATAGAATTTATTTTCTTCCTGTTCTGGTGTTAATAAATTTTTTCTGTTAGATTTATAATTAGGATAAATATTTTTACGTTGAATTGAATTATCTTCACCATCCCAAAAAACAACTACCTTATCATAATTACTGGTTTCAAGACGTTTCTTAACTGATGTTAAAAAATAATATATTGCTCCAATATGCTTATTCTTATAGATTTGATTTGTTATTCCATGCAATCCTATTTTGAAAATAGAATCCCCATCAACTACTAAAGTTTTTATCAATTTTCATAAATTAAAAGGTTAACAATACTATTTCCCTACAATTTCTTTAATCTTATTTTTCAATACAGTAAGATTAATTTTACCACTTAAGGTTGCTAAAACATTTTCTTTCTTTGACTGATCAGCAACCTTCTTTTTTAAACTATTTTTACAGCTACACATATTTTTTATTTTTCATCTAAAATTTCAACTGATTCTTCTTCTGATTCTTCTCTTAAATTAAAATCAGATGTACCTAATATATTTTTCCAATATTCTGAATATTTGTTTTTATATTCTTCTATTGCGTCTGCAGTATCTGGAATATAACCATGAGGTGTTGCAATAATTTTCCCATCTTGATAACCAAGTCCATTCATATGATTTTTTAATATGGATACTTTGGTTCTGGTTGCAAAAGTTACTTTTCGTTTATCTTTAGTTGCTGTTAAATAAGATACTCCTGAATTTTTCTGATTACCAAATAAAAACACTAAAGAACTATTAAGAAATATCGCTTCACCACCTTTTGCTTTGATTTTTGGTTGTTCAAATGGATTACTTGGTAATTCTACCCAAGGTTGGTTAACAAAGGTTATAGAATTATCATATGGATAATCCATCTTCTTTGATTTAGTAACTCTTGATGTTAAACCCATCCCTACTTTATCAGCCAGTACTGCTGCATTATGCATTTTACCACCCTTTCCTTCGAATGTCATTTTACATGGTACAGAACCAATGGAATCCCAAAAGAAAGCAAGCCCGTATGGTATTTCACCTCTTTCTTGCGCATCTAACAAACTATTAACATAATCAGTTGCCTGTTCAATATAATCGAAATTATCATTAAACAAAAATAATCCATTCCATACCCCATCATCACCTCTTTCACATTCTAATCCAAGTAATTTTGCATGTTCCCATTGCCATTTCTTTTCGGTTATAACGAATACAGGCAATATTCCTTTCTTTTGGGCATTACTTGCTGCTATAATCATAGCAGTAGTTTTAGACGTGTTGGAATGCCCCAAAAATGTAGTTACACCATTAATAGATGGACCAGGTAAACCACAAGCATTTAAAAATTCTTCACCACAGGAAAAATATTTATCTTCTTTATATTGGGTTTTAGTTGAAAACTTTTCCTGTAACTTTTTTAAATCAAACTCTTTTTTCTTAATTGCCATTTGTTGTAGTTAATTTTTTATTTAATGATTTATAATATTCTAAATGTTTTTCTTTTGTATCTAATAAATTGCCATTTTTATCTATATAAAATTTTGTGTTGCTATCATAAATTAAATATCTATGAAAAAAATGATGTTCTTTAATTGTTAATTCAATTATATCTAACCAATCTTCCTGATTGTATGACCAATGATGTAAATTAAAAAGGTAGTTATTTTTATTATTTAACCTTTCTAAAAAGGCAATTCATCATCAGGACCTTCATCTGATATTTCAACTGCAGGAATATTAATATTAACATCATTTGTTGGTGATGGAGATTGCGGATTAGTATTAGCAGTTGCATCCCCTTCAAATACAGTAGTTGCTTCTTCACCATGAACAAATTTATTTTTCTTGCTATCCCACTTTGGTTTTTCACCATGAGCTATTGCTTCTAAAAATTCAATAGGTTTTCTTGCATATGCTTTCTTAGCTTCAGTAGTATCGGCTAACCATGCTTCAATTAATGCTGGATCAGTGGACAATGGCGTAGGATCATCATACATTATTGTTTTAACATCTGTATATTCCTTACCTTTATTTGTTTTAGCAATTTGTAATGATACAATAAGATCTCTTCCTTTTTCTTTATCGGTAATATCACCTTTATTTTTCCAAATAGGAATAATTTTATCTAAAATACCTTGTTGTTTCCAATTATGTTTAAAACGCCACACTTTAACACCATCTGCTTCATTATCTCTATCAATAAGTTTAATCACATAATATTTACGTGATTTATAATTTTTTGATAATTCTTTATCAGATTCTTTTCCTGTTGCTAATAAACTTCTTTCAACATCTGCTAATGGACTTTTTTCATTATCATTTTTTTCTGGATCATAAAGTGTCATCCAATCACCTTTAATTTGTATTTGATGGAACCAAACTTCTTTAAATGGTGAACTACCATCTGTTGTTGGTAAAATTCTAATTCTCTTATTAGCTTCTTTTACACCTTTAGGTAAAATTAAATTAAAATACTTTTTAAATAATTCTTCCTTACTAATTTGTGGTTTTCTTTCTTTTGGTTGATTGTTTTCGTACTGTTGCAGTACTGATTCGTATGTTGTCATTTGTTTTAAAAATTTATGATTTAAAATGTTATTGTATTAAACATAACCATATGAATTTCAAAAGTCAAATTTAAAATAAAAAATCCCGAACATTTGTCCAGGATTTTTATCTTTTTTAATTAATTAAATATTATTGTTCACCAAAATCGGTTAAACTCTGTTTAATATCTGTATCATTAAAATTACCAACATCATCAGTTGTTATTTCATAACCCTTAGTTGTGTTAGCATCCATATCTTCTGTCTTCTCTTGCCAATAATCAGTCAATTTTTGATTATAAGGATAACTATCCAATGATCTCATTTCTAATTTTTCAACTGGAGTAGGTGGTCTTAATGTTTCAATCTTTGTACTTAAATCTTCTACCTTTTGATTAAGACTTTCAATATTACCCAATTTTGCTTCAAGATTAGTTATTGTTGACATTAATTGATCTAATTTTTGATTCTGCGCATCTAAACTATGCCCTTGGGTTGATAAATTTTTATCTAATTTCTTAGATGTTTTAACAATGTCAGTAACATCAATTTCTTCTGGTGCTGAAGTATTGTCCGCAGGTAATGGTGTTGAATCTACTGGAGGAGGTAATGCCGAATCAATTGGTGCTGTTTCATCACCACCTAATTCATTATCTGGTGGTGGGGGTGCTGTTTCAACTGGTGGTAAATCAGCAGGAGGTAATTCATTAGTAACTGGCGCTGCAGGTAATGGCGCAGCTTGCTCAGTTAATGATTTTCTATAACTATCGATCTGTTTAAATCGATTTAATTCTTCCTGTAAGGTTCTTTTCATTTTTAATCTTTCAATAATAATCTACCGTCTTCTGTTATGAGTTTCTTATCAACTCTTTCTATCAAACCGTCTTTAATTTGAATTTTTTTGGTTTCTATTTCATTAATGACTTCATCTTGTTCTTTATTTTCAAGATAATCATTAATTTTATCATTAATTTCGTTCATAAAACGTTATTTTAATATAAATATCAACGAGATGAATATAATCCAAATAAATACTCTGGGTTAAATTTTTCTTGTTTACCATTATTTTTATAAGTCTCAATAGATATATGAGGTCCCTTTATTCTTCCTGATGTTGAATTTGCGCCATTACTTAATTCTAAACCATTTCCAGATATACCTATTTCCCATCCTTTTAATATTTTAATATTTTTTGATCTTAAATCAATAAGTGTTTGATTATCATTTCTATTAATGTATCTAGGATTAGGTGCATCTACTATAATATTATCTTTTCCATTTTGATCTATTATTTTCCAACTAAATATTTTTAAATGTTTATAATTAACAGTTATATCTCCTGTATAATTAATTGCATCTATTTTAATATTTTTATAAATTATGGTTACTTCTATTCCATCATCATTATTATTATATTGTATTGTTTGAATAATTCCATCACCTATTGAATATACTGATGTTTCACCAATAACATCAATTTCCATTTCATTCATTGTGTTACCACCTCTTATTGTATCATACGGATCAATAACTTGTCCTATACCTTGTGATGTTGGTTTAATAAATTCTGATAATGCACCATTATTGTTCCATAAATTATTAGATAATATATGTCCAGTATAACCATTTAATATTATTTGTTCTTTTTGTGATGCTAATAATTTTGCAGTTTGTAAATAACTTTTATTAATACTAATAAGAAAACTTTCAGGTGTTGGTAAACTAAATATACTTTGTCTTGTCCCAACAAATTCTGTAATTATATTATTTGGTGTTATTGTATGTCTTACATCAGTTATTAAATAAGCACCATTAAATATTGGTATATATCTTAATTGAAAATACATCGTTGGTTGAATACACATATCACCTAACATTGCTATTTTACAAGCATATGATCTTCTTTTATATATTTCAAATAAATTAACGCCACCAACTGCTAAAGATTTTCCGCCTTTTTGATCAATTAAATCTTGTAATACAGTAAAATATTCACCAGTTAATTTACCATCTTCTTTCATATCTAATGATATATCATAAAACATATTTTGATTTTGTATCCCATAATCAACAAAAAATGCAACAACTTTATTGCTTTTTTCAAAATTTTGACAACTTGATAATAATGGATTTGCTTCATGATTATCTATAAAAAAAGAATCACTTTTATATTTAGCTATTGGATCCTTTACATCTAAATTCTCAGATTCATTACCAATATATTGGCATAAAAATTTAGGACCTGATTTAGCTGAATCAACTTCTAAAAAAGTACCAAATGTATCTTCAGCAGTATTAGCTTGCGAAGATAAATCAATAGTGCCGTTATCATTTAATTTTCCACCCCAAAAATTAATATACGATGGGAGTGGTAAAAAATTAATAAAATTATTTGTAAAAATTGATCCTAATAATCCAAAAAATGAATTCTTCATATTGGTTGAGTCGTTAAGATTTGATAAGAAGCTAAAATTTATCAATATATTATCACCAATATCTCTATTACCTTTATCCAAAAATAAAAACTGAGATAATAAATTATTATTACCTACATCCATCCCAGATACCCATTTATCATTAAATGATTTAAAGGTTCTGTAAAATTCTAATTTAAGATTATCATTATTTAATTGAGAGAATTTAATATCAGTATCACTCTTAGTTAAATCTGGTATTACTTTTTTAGAATTAGTTAATGTTTTTAATAAAAATGTATCTCTTTCACCTTCTATATTAGATATTAATGTTTTTATAGTTGTTGACAAATCTGATGATGTATATCCACTATTATTAATTTTATTAGTTATCCATATATCTATAATTTTTTTAAGATTTTCAACATTGCTTTCATTTTCTTTTATATTATTATCAGAAAAGAAACTAAAAAAATAATTAGCAGGATTATTATAATCCAATAAAGGATTAGTATATATACCAAAATTTAATTTCAATTCATTAATAAATTCTGGGGTTTGTATTCCATCATAAACACCAAATGCTTCTCCATATAATATGTTTCCATTAAAAATATTATCACCAATAAATGATTTTAATATTCTCATGTCAATATTATTAGGATTAGTATGAATATAACTAGTATAAACCGACACTAATTTTTGAATATTCTCAATACCTGAAAATATTTGTTGTTTAGTTATATCCTTTAATATATCTGAATTTATTGTTGATTTACCAACTTTAAGCAAGGATCTAAATACATCCTGAAATGTTGGATAAATTTCATTGAATTGATTTATTGTTGAGTTATTTGTTGCGTATTGTAATGATGATTTACTAAAATTTAAAAATAATGTTTCAAATTGATCAAGCGATTGTTTATTAAAAACAGATAGTATATCTTCTATACTACTATATTTGTCATTAGTGGCTAATGTAAATGCAAATTGTTCATCTTTTGTGCTATCAATAACTTTTATATATTGATAAGGTTTTGGTTTAAATGTTGTAATATTATTAAAATATCCATATGTTGATAATCCCCATATGGATTTTATACTACCATTATTAATCTCAGTTCTATTTCTTAAATCTTCATATAATGTTGAAGATGGTAATAATGGATCAGGATATTGTAATTCTTGTTTAACCTGACTTATTCCTGATCCACCGATACTAGGATATATTATATAAACATCTGGATCTAAATTACTGTAACATGACCATAAATTTAATGTTTGTGTACTGGCTGTATTTGTTAAATTCCACCCTATTGGATTTTCAATTGTATTATTAGTTATTTTATTTAATCTTAAAATATCACTATTAACAAGATAATTAAGTCCACTATCATCATATGATGGAAACAATTCTTTTCCTGTCACAAAATAATTTATTTCATTTACAAGTAATGGATAAAATCCATTATCAACAATATCCTGATTTGGATTTACAGAATTCTGTAAACAAATATTAGTATTGGTTCCAGTTAAAGTATAATTATATGATAATGTTCCAGCTGTACTAAAATAATTAATATAATTAAAATCTGTCCAACAATTATCAAGTATATCAACACCACTATTAATATATTCTTTATATCTATGCCATATTGAACCAATCTTTAATAACCAAACTAAAGGTATATTATGAACTGCTGATATTTGATTAAATGACGAAAATAAATAATTACCATATTTATTTCCTGATCCACTAGTTAAATTATCATCAATCATTAATTCCTTAAATGTATTAAGTGGTAATGAATTTAAAAATAAATAAGATGCTGTTATATAAGATGGAGTAACTCCACTTACTCTTTCATTATTTATTCCTTCAAGTAAAGCATTTATAAAATATGGTGTATTAATAAGCGAACCCATTTGTTCAGATGAAATTTTCTGAGGATTATAATTAATTCCGTAATCAATCTTACCCTCTGTTAAAAATATTTTATTTCTATTTGCTGATATATTTTGATTTGAATTGTTTATAAAACTTGGTTGTATATATGGAAAGGGGCTATTACTTGTTGGTGTGGATGACACTTTAGTTCCATAAAAATTTCTCCATGAATTATTAGTATTAAAATTATTCTCAGAATATTTTTCATTATATATAGTATCAGCAGATCCACTGAAATTAATAAAATTAGTATCTGTAAAATAATTAAAATTAACATATCTACCAGATGAATTAATTTTATCTGTTAAAATCTTACTTCTTGTGTCAACAAATAAAGAACCAAGAATATTATATAACTGATTTATATTTTTATTATTTCCATTAGCTATATTTATTTTTGTCCATCCAGAAATATCAGTAAACGGATAAGTATCGGTAATTGTTAATTCAGTTTTAGATTGTTTTAAAAATGCATCAATATTATTTTTACTAACATCATCTATAATAAGTGGAACCCTATTTTCAAAATCTGAAAATTTATATATTTTAGAACCATTTTCAAAAAAATCTTTAATATAATTAGTATTAAAATTTTGGGTTAATAATGTTGGATATCTTTGATTAGGTGAAATTGATCTTAATTGATTTGTAAAATCATCAATTGTATTAAAACTATTTGTTTTTAAAAACTCTTTTATTACCACAGAACTGTCTGCTGCTATTTTAATATTATTTGATTCTAATATACCTAAAGTATTAATAAAATTATCAGTTGCACTACTTAAATTTAATCTTGTTGAATATCCATTATAATAAGTTGAATAAACAGATCTATCCCATATTTCATATAATGTATTAATAAGTAATGAAGAATCATATATATATGCTAAATTAAATAACTCAATAGGGGATATTATTTTTTTATTAGTTTGATCAGTATCATATAAAGATAATCTTGTTGGTGTTACCATAGTTGTTGCTTCAATAAAATTTTCAACAAAATCTATCTCTGGCCAAATATTTCTATCACCTGTTATATACCTCAAATCAGTAGATCCTATATATTTTAGTTCATATGATGTTAAGCATTTATCAGCACTTTTATCTATATAATAAAGAGGCCAAGGATAAATTATATCTTTATCCTTTTCAACTGATTCCATATTATTATTTAAAAATAATTTTCTTCTTTCTGGTGTTACTTTTATATTATACGCTTTAGTATGTGTTTCATCTAATAATCTAATAAATGTTTCAGCATTAGCGCATAAAACTGCTATAATATTTCTTAATGTTGGTCTGAATCCAAGAGTTGTAACAACTATATCATTTACTTGTTTACTTATATCATTTTCATATGTATTTTTATTAATAATAAAATCTTTTTCAACATCCGATAATTGATTATAATAAATACCTAACTGAAATTCTCCATTGACATAAAATGGAACTTCATCAATTGGTAATATTGCATCTAAATTAAGAAATTTATATTCTGTAATATTTTCAAATATTTGTCTATAATTTTTTATAGACCTTTGTAAGTCTATATTAGCTACTGATTTTTTATCTTCATCAATTCCGTCTTTAAATACAGATAATACATTATTATTAGGAACACTATCTAAATATTTATTTGAGAAATTGGATAATATATTTTTATAATCAGATAAACTTTTACTGAAAAGTTCAGCTTGATTTAATTTATCGAAATCTACTTTATTTAATTTATTCTCAATTATATTATTAATGTTTTGGGTTAAAATAACTAAATCATATAATGCTAACTCTGGATTATTAATATCATATAATCCTTTTTGTTTATATTCAGTATAAATCTCATGTAAAACCTGAGTTCCTCTTGAATTAATAACCGTACCTTCTCTGTTATTTAATACAGTATTATTATTAACAGTAGTTGTTGGTTGTGGCAATGGATTTTGAGTTAATGCAAACATATAAGGAGCATGCATCATCTCACTTATCGTTATATCCGATAATAAAGCATATGTTTGTCCAACAAAATTAGTTGATACTATAAAATTACCTTTATCAAATCTTCCTGAGAATTTTATAAGACTTAATTGATATTTTACAGCTTTTCCATAAAATCCTTTTAATATTAATTCAAAAGTAGGATATGGGAAATTAAAGAATGCTGTGTAAGGAGAATTTGGATCATCAGTATGTTCAAATAAATTTTTACCTCTTATATCAATAAACTCTATAGCAACTTGTGGAATATATGCTGAATTATATGATACAGTTATATTAGTTATACCAAATCCTTCTTTATTAGGTTTAAAGTAAGTTTGATTTTTTGTTGTATCTGTTGATGGATTTGTAAATTGTTCTGTCCAATTACTTGTTAAATCACCATTGGGTTTCATGAAATTAACATTTTGTGCGTCAAGTTCAAGAATAATTTGTGGTCCGCTAATAGAATCTTGTGATAATTTACTTCTTGGAAAAACACGAGCTGTTAAATTAGCATATATTGCTAATTCTTCATGTTTAACCATTCGTTCAATTTCTTTGCCGTCTTGTCCTATTAATTTATTAGGATCAACAATAACAATATTATTAAATTCATTAATCCATATTTTTTCTCTATTAAGTTCGTCAGCCATATGTTAATTATTTATAATTAGTATTAATTTATTTTCTATATTATCTGTATAATTTATTCTAATTAATTTAATATTATTTTTATCTTTCACTAATATTTTTTCATCTGAACCTTTATATTCTGATAAAACTTCTAATTCTGGTTGTATTTGTTTTAATTGATTAACAAATTTTTCATGAGTTTTTTTATTTTTTCTCATTTTCCATTAATTTAATATCTTGAATTATAAAATTTCTTATTCTTTTGGTCATATTATAACTATACTTTTCACATAACAATCTATATTTTATGCGATCTTCTTCATTTATAGTTACAACAATAGCTTTCTTTCGTTTCATACTTATAGAGTATTTACTATAAATACCTAGTAATTAATAAAAAGATGAATATATCTACCCAAACATATTAATTAAAAAAGATTCCCAGTTTCCATCTCCAATCTGTTCTATATATTTTTTATATATAATCTTTATCATTTTTTTATAATTTTCTAAATAAAATGGAATATTAAATGTTTGTGGAGATTTAAATGTTTTACCAAATAATTTATAATAATTCAAGGAGCTAAACTTATCTGCAAAAATTTCTTCTTTTATAATGATATCAAAAAATCCTTCAAAATCTTTAGTTTCTTCAAATTTTTTTATAATATTTAAATTTTTATTTAAATGTAAATAGTGACCTAATTCATGTAATATTATAAAATAATTTATTGGATTATCTAATATAGGTATTAGATAACCTTCATCTGTTTTTTTAAAACTATTTTTACTAAGATATATTCCACCTGTATATGCAAAATTAGCATCTTTACTTACAATATATATTTTATCTGATGATATATATTTTTTTAAAAAATTATTAATAAGTAAATCTTTATCTTCTTTAGTTTCTGTTTTATCAGAAGCAAATTGTTCAATAATTTGTTTAATTAATATTTTCATCTTCCGAATAAAAAATAATAATTATCAACAGCACCCTTATAATCCTGTAATGATGATATTAATGGATATGGTATTCTTATATATCTATTATCTGGAATGTTAAATTCTAATCCACCAAATTCAGGGTTAGCACTAAGTATAAGATAACCGAAGTAAGGAGTACCATAAAATTGCTGAGACAATTTATCCATTCTTGATTTACCT